ATTGGAATCTAAAGAATGAGAAAAGAGGAAGTGACAAACAGGGATAAGATTGTAGCAGACTTTACAGCAAAATGGGAATATAGATTTGATTCTGAGCAGTATGGCATGGCCGACGCTTGGAAGATTGTTTACTCAGAAGATGAGAAGGGTAAGTTTGTAGGCGATTGTGAAGATTACTCTTTATCTATTCTTTATAGACTCTGCGGCAAAAGCCACCTTAAGATGTGGTGGATGCTTATTACACATCAGGCAGGTATCTGTTGCGTAGGGCCTAGTAAGTGGAAGATCTCTCATGCAGTACTACGTTATAAAGGCGAGTACGTTGATAACTGGACTCGTAAGTTTGGTGGTAAAGCAGAGATTGAAAAGAACCATACGTTCCATGCTATTTACGGGCATGGTTGGGCATACTTCACTGCAATCAAAATGATAGTAAGTAAAATTACACGTCTTATCAAGGGGACATAACAATGCCCGCAAAGCGTAAAGGAAAGAAGAAAGACTCAAGACTTACTCGAGCAAAAGTAAAAGGCTATAATAAGCCTAAACGCACCCCCGGACACGCAAAGAAGTCTCACATTGTAGTAGCTAAAGTAGCGGGTAAAGTGAAGACAATAAGGTTTGGCCAGCAGGGAGCTTCAACGGCAGGGAAGCCGAAGGCCGGTGAGTCCGCAGCGATGAAAGCAAAAAGAAAAAGCTTCAAAGCTCGACACGCCAAGAATATAGCTAAAGGCAAAATGTCTGCAGCATATTGGGCGGATAAAGTAAAATGGTAGACGAGAAAACAGGGTTTCATCCAGCAGACACAAATGGTGACGGAGAAGTATCCGAAACTGAAAAAGAAATGTATCTAGAATTCAAACGTAGAGAGCTGGAAGACAAAGATGCTCAAAGAGATGCTATTCGTAAGATGGCCTGGTTTTCTTTAGTCGGTCTTTTATTGTATCCTTTTGGTATTTTCTTAACCTCTATGTTTGGTTTGGATCAAGCAGCAAATTTAATTGCTGACATTGCACCGACCTATTTTGCTTCTATAGCAGTACTAGTATCGGCCTTCTTCGCCGCGGATGCAGTAGGAGGAAAGAAATAATGGAAATGATACTTGATTTAGCAATGACTTTTTGGCAGTGGACAGTACTTGGGGTACTCGTAATTATTGGATATGTAGTAAATAAGTTTGATAAAGAAGAAGAGGATTTAATTCAATTCAAATATCCTGATATGCCAAAAATGCAACCAGTACCTATTGCAACAAAAGACAAAGGTTTTTTCAAAGGTATACTTATGTGGTTAATGGGAAGTCGCAAGTGGGTAATCTGTGAAGACTTTCATTATAGCTTAAATGGTGTAGAGTACAAAGTACCTAAAGATTTTGAATTTGATGGTGCCTCTGTGCCTAAGTTCCTAGCTACTTTCCTATCTCCTGTTGGAGTATTACTCATGGGAGGCTTAGTACATGACTACGGTTATAAATATGCTACTCTTATGAAGAAAGATGGGACTAATATTGGATACAAAGATCAAAAGCATATGGACGGATTATTCCGTGACATTTGTATTGAAGTAAACGGTTTTAAAGTATTAAACTACCTCGCATACTGGACACTGCGTCTTGCAGGTTTCGTAGCTTGGAACGGTCATAAGAAGAGAGGTACACAACATGAAGTATCTTAAGTTATTAGTAAAAGAGCGCACATCTTGGGATGGCGCTTTATTGATTGGAATCTGCGGCTCAGTAATACTGTTCGGTGGTTTAGCAAAAATGATGGCCTGGATTGGTTTAGGTTATGGAATCTGGACACTACTAAAGAAAGAAGATTAATATGGCAGTTGAAGTAAGTCGCAGAGATATCATCTCTGATGAAATAGTTGAATTAGGGTCTGAGGCAAAGTTCCTTAAACTTCCAATAGGTCCATACTTGAATCTATTGAACGTCAAACCGTTACCATCGCAAGTAGCAATTATTAATGCGATTAACAACCCAAAGTATCGTTTTGTTTCTGCCGCCGTTTCTCGGAGGCAAGGCAAAACATATATAGCCAACATTATTGGACAGCTCGTGTCTTTAGTGCCTGGCTCTAACATTCTTATAATGTCTCCAAACTATGCTTTGTCTCAGATCTCCTTTGATCTGCAAAGAAACCTAATTAAACATTTCGACTTAGAAGTAACAAAAGATAATGCAAAAGATAAAGTTATTGAAATATCGAACGGCTCTACAATCCGTATGGGATCGGTCAATCAAGTTGACTCTTGTGTTGGCCGTTCTTACGATCTTATTATTTTTGACGAAGCTGCTTTGGCTGACGGAAAAGATGCGTTCAACGTAGCACTTCGTCCCACACTCGATAAACCAAATTCAAAAGCGCTTTTTATATCCACGCCACGGGGTCGCAACAACTGGTTCTCTGAGTTTTATTATAGAGGTTACTCAGATGAATTTCAAGAGTGGTGCAGTATACGAGCAACATATCTTGATAATCCACGTATGTCACAGTCTGATATTAATGAAGCACGAAAGTCGATGTCAGAGGCAGAATTTCGACAGGAGTACGAAGCCGATTTTAATACTTATGAAGGACAGATATGGAAGTTTAACTTTGAAACTCAAGTAAAAGACTTGTCTCAGTTTGATACTTCAAAGATGGATGTATTCGCAGGACTCGACGTCGGATTTAAAGATCCTACAGCAATGTGCGTACTTGCCTATGACTGGGATGAAGATAAGTACTACTTAGTTGACGAGTACTTTAATGCTGAAAGAACAACAGAGCAACACGCTATTGAAATACAGAAACTTATAGAACGATGGGATATTGACTTTATCTATATTGACTCCGCTGCACAGCAAACTCGTTTTGACTTTGCACAGAACTACGATATTAGTACTATTAATGCTAAGAAGTCTGTACTTGACGGTATTAGTCATGTTGCTGGTATTTCTGACAATGATAAACTATTCGTAGACCAGGAATGCAGAGAGTCTTTGAAATGCTTAGACTCCTATCAGTGGGATCCTAATCCGAATCTAATAAGGGAAAAGCCGAAGCACAACATGGCTTCACACATGGCAGATGGTTTGCGGTACGCACTTTATTCATTCCAAACCTCGCAGGTATCCTTCTAGCGATACCTAATCAAAAATAGTTATTGACAAGTTATCCCAAACTCGATATAATTCTTTAGATAAAAATTGAGGAATTAATGGAAAATGCCTAAGTTAAAACGTGATGTTGTAAAGTATGTACGAGACAAGGCAAAGTCCAAGTATGAGAAAGGCACCGCTTGTGAGATTTGCGATGAGACAGAACAGCTTGACTTTCACCATTTTTACAGTTTAACACCATTGTTAAATCAATGGTTGACAAAGAACAGACACAATCCGGAGTATATACAAGCACTTCGGGATGATTTTATAGAAGAGCATCATGCTGAGCTATATGACTACACAGTTACTCTGTGTCATACTCACCATTTAAAACTTCACTCAATTTATGGGAAAGACCCTGCGCTAGGAACTGCAAAGAAGCAGATGAAGTGGGTCGAGATTCAAAGAGAAAAACATGGCTTGGTATAATAATATTTTTGGAGCAAAACCCGTAGAAGTTGAGGAAAAACTAAATCCTGCACAATTTCATATGGGTGGTAATATTACCTCCTCTCATGAGCCTACCTTTAGCTACGAAAAAGCTTATGAAGACTTAGAGATTGTAAATCGCGGCGTAAATATGATCGTTGATGACGTTTCCGAGATTCATACTTTAGTATCAAGAGAAAACTCCTTTCGAGGCGTTGTTCCAGGTGTTAAAGCAAGTAAGGTAGAGACACTACTAAATAAGTCTCCTAATCCTTATCAAGATATTAATAGTTTTAAACGTAACCTAATCAGCGACTTTCTTATTGACGGCAATATTTTTATGTACTTTGATGGAGCACATCTCTATCACTTACCTGCAACTGATGTAACAATCCATTCTAGCAAAGAAACTTATATTGAACGGTTTACTATGCACGATGTTACTTTCAGTCCTGATGAAATTATCCATATCAAAGAAAACTCTTTTCACTCTATCTATCGTGGAGTACCACGTTTAAAGCCTGCAATGCGTACTATGGTTCTTATGAAAAACATGAGAGCTTTCCAAGACAACTTCTTTAAGAACGGAGCAGTACCAGGTTTAGTACTAAAGTCACCAAATACACTTTCTGAGAAAATCAAAGAACGAATGATGGTTTCTTGGCAAGCAAGATACCGTCCAGATGCAGGTGGTCGACGACCTCTGATCCTAGATGGCGGAATCGAAGTAGATAAGATCTCTAATGTAAACTTTAAAGAAATGGATTTTCAAAGTGCAATCTCAGAAAATGAAAAGATAATTTTAAAGGCGCTTGGGATACCTCCAATTATGATGGACTCCGGTAACAATGCTAACATTCGCCCAAATATGCGATTATATTATCTTGAGACTATACTTCCTATCGTTAGAAAAATTAATTATGGACTCGAAAGATATTTTGGTTTTGAGTTGCGTGAGGATATTACTAATATTCCCGCTTTACAGCCAGAGCTAAGAGACTCTTCCGCTTACTATACATCACTAGTAAACGGAGGAATTATAACCCCTGCAGAAGCACGAAAAGCTTTAGGCTTTGATTTTGTAACGGGTACTGAAGAAATCCGCGTTCCAGCAAATATTGCTGGTTCTGCAACTAACCCCGACGAAGGCGGAAGGCCTGTCGAAGAGACGGAGGAATAATGGGAAGCATGAGACAAAGAGGTAGCGTCCTCGAAGCAGTATCAATGGTTATGTTAGAAGAGGGCAAGGTCCTTAGTAAACATGATTATGAACACATGAAAACGCGAACACCTGTTAGAGCAGGTATTGTACTAAATCATTTTGGAAGCTGGAGCCGTATGTTAAATATTATGGAAACAAATCTTCCGGAAGTGTGGTCACAGATTAAGCTTAAGGAGAACCCTCCACCAAAGCCTAAGCCTGTACCGCCTAAAGCACCAAAGCCTAAAGCTGCGGTCAAGCCTGCTATTAAACCAGCAGTAATTAAGGATAAAGATGATGAATAAAATCTTTAATCTGACGTCTACTTTCAAGACTCAGACGCAGGACGATGGTTCTGTAATGATTCGTGGAATGGCAAGTACGGCTGACTTTGATCGCGCAGGTGACTCCATCTCAGCAGAAGCTTGGCAAAAAGGTGGGCTAACGAACTTTGAAAAAAATCCAATTATCTTGTTTAATCATGATTATGACAAGCCAATTGGCCGAGCCACAGGTCTGAAAGCTGGACCAGATGGTTTGGAATTAGAATGTAAGATTAGCAAGTCAGCACCCGCTAATATTGCAGAGCTAGTAAAAGACGGTGTTCTTGGGGCCTTTTCCGTAGGTTTCCGAGTCAAGGATGCTGATTATATTAAGGAAACCGACGGATTAATGATTAAGGACGCTGAATTGTTTGAGGTATCTGTAGTATCGGTACCATGCAATCAGTCAGCTACTTTTTCGCTCGCGAAGTCTTTTGACTCTGATAAAGAGTACGAAGAATTCAAAAAAACTTTCACAAATCGTGTAGATCTAGCA